CCGGCTCAAACCCAGCCGGCTCAAACCCAGCCGGCTCAAACCCAGCCGGCTCAAACCCAACCTGTTAGGAGATTGAGATCTGGACGGTCGTATTAAAAGAAAAGAAATTTCCTTTTAGAAAGAAAGTGCGTATGGATGACGGAAACGATCAAGAGAGTGGTCATATTGAATGTGACCACAAGAAATATGAAAAAATTGATGGTTTCAATGTATGTCGTCACTGCGGATGTGTGATGGGTGCCGTGCCGGAAGCTATAGAGTGGGTCCCAGGGATTGATGATGTTAGACAGCGTGGATCAAATGCCGACGAAGCCTGGCATGTTGGTGGAACTGTAGTTGGGGACAAGAAGCTGGAAAGGATTCACCAAGGGCTGAGCGGTGGCAACAAGCAGCGCGTTTACGCAGAAGGTCGAGACTTCATAAAATATGTCTGCACAGATCTTCGTGTTGGGGATGCGGTGGAAGCTGAAGCGCTGCACATATTCTCGGTGGTTCGCGAGCAACATGGACGCTGGAGGGGCGCCAAGCGGATGGGAATACTAATTGCTTGTGTCTCGATTGCTTGCCAGAAATTCAGCATTGGTGTGACGGATGCCACCATCCTCAAGCTGAAGCGTGTCAATCAGCCATCGAAAACAATGAATGCTCAGAAGAAGCAGGTACTCGTGATGCTCCACAAATCCGGGGTTGTAGTTGGTCAGGCAAACGCAGAGACTTATTGCCTCCGCGTCTGTTCCGATCTCGGCTTTAACACTGATTTGTCGAAGATGGTGAGTGCACAAGCAAAGAGGATATCAAAGTTGGAACATCTCAACGCAAGATCATGCAATATGATCGTTGCTGTGAGTGTTTTGTTTCTGATTGAGAAATTCACTCTCAGTATCAATGTCCAGCATCTATGTCGGACGGTGAATGTGACACGACCAACACTGGTGAAGTGGTATGCAGAGGCTTCAGCACGTTCTGTGTCTTACACGCGACAGTTTGTGACTACCATTGATGCAGATTCAAGTTTTATTTTGTAAATGTATAATACATGTCGGATTATTTTGTAGTAGACGGTGGTAACTTCGTAGAACTCAATTACGAGACAAACTTTATAAACAAAATTATCATGATGTTCAATGTGTATCAATTTGATTTCCTAGTGGCATTTTTGGGGTTTTACATGGTAAGATATTTGTTTCCTAATACAATCTTAGGCAATGACCAAAGCATGAAAGTTGGATTAACTTTGGCGTTTTTTTATGCTATTTTGGGTTTTTTTAGATCAAGTCTGATTGATTATAAGAAAGAATTAGATATCACATCTTGGACCATAGAAGGAGTCCATAAAAACCATTTTAATTGAATAAAGTTATTTTATTTGTAGTGTCCTCTTCATATTTTTGCATTGAGGAGAAGATGCTCCAATTTTAGCTAAAGTATATAGTGCTTTTGCTTGATACTCATATTTTGGTATTGAAGTCATCAAAGGATTGATATGGTTCAGTAACAAATTTCTGTACAAAAAAGAATAAAGTTTCATTTCCGGTGGGTGAATTGAAAAGGATTTGCAGGCGTTTCGTAGACAACCAACTCTATGACTCATTTGAGCGTTTCTAGCGACAAAAGATTGCTTGTGAGTGTAACTGAAATTATTATCAATGCAATCACCTAAGATATCAGAATACCAATATCTAGTTGGCTTGTATTCTGCTATGTCATACAAGCAAAGAATATCTGAAAAAGTTGATAAAACTTCAATGTTATTACAATTGAGAGTTTCGTGTGCAAATAGCAGCTTGCTGAAGTTGTCTATGTCATGTTTATCACGTTCCTGGATATCGGTAGATTTTTTCAATTTGAGCGAATTTATGGCATTTCTCAAGTCAGTAAAATCTGCTAGTTCTTTGATTTTTTCTAGTTCTAAATCAATTTCTTCTTCGGCACATATCCAACAAAGATGAATCAATTTGTCATTAATTGTCAATGGTGAAAATTGTATTGTCTTCCATTTGGTATGATGTAAAATATTGTTGAAAAATACTACAGCACGTACATTACAGTCTTCTATTGCTGAAATAATTTGTGCCTTCTCGTTTCTTTTCATTATCTCAATGTCTTTTATGAAAAATAGTATACTTTTAGACTGTTGTTGAAGTGCTAAGAGTACATTTGCCATTTTTTGCTTCATAAATTTTATTATTTCTGCACATCCTTGTGAACACGATAATTCATGTACAAAGAATGAACCCATATCGTTAGCAATGCATTTCACACAAACAGTTGCACCACAACCTGATTCAGAATACACAGCAAAACATTTTTCATTCTCCAGAAAGTATCTTACATTTGATATATCATTTTCTGCGATACAACATTCAGCAATATTTCTAGGTTCATACTTCGATGCAAGATGTTTCTCTCCTGCTATCAACTTTGTCTTAGAAAAAACATTTTCCAGCATTTGGGAAGTGAATATTTATTATCTTTTAAAGAAAATATTTTTTTAAAGTATAGATGTCGACTTCTCACACGCTAACTGGAGCCATGCAGGATGGAAGATTTTTCACTGATTATTCGCCAGTATGTCAACTTAATGCTAAAATATCACAAGATGCCAACATTCAATCCTGGAACTCTACTCAATATAGAGATTACCTTCAGAAACACGGTCTCTCTTTAGTAAACTCTGTAGTGAATACTACACCCTGTGGAAAGGCTGAATGCTCAGATAATGGTATGGCAGTCACGGCACCACCCTCCGAAGAAGTCACGCCTCCTTACACTGCAGATAAGGAACTTTGAAGAATTTATTTGAAGGGCACGTAGTTGGAGTTTTCATCTATAGCCTGAATCAAACACTGTTGGTTTTTTAGTATTTTACATTGTATCATTTGAAAAGAAAGTCCAATATTTTCATTAGTTTCCCATAAGCATGGAATCTCAACTGCGCATCTTATGGTTGAACCATTGCTAGAATGAAAACAATTTGTTTCTGATCCATCAGTATTTATTACTGAAAAATCAGTTGGCAACTTTATTTTCATTTGGAGGACATCATCCAAATCAGTAATGAATGGATAAATTTGTTTCACAGATAAGTTTTTAACCCATGAACTTATTTTAAAGAATTTTTCTTTGTCAGAAATTGGAAATTCAATATTCAAATATCTTTTGTCCCTGAATGTGCTTATTCCATTGGTTGCACATTCTGGAAGAACAATTATTGGTACTTTGTCGTCAATACATCTTGGTGTTCTAAATTTTGATTCTCCAAGTAACTTTAAATTACTTGGAAAATCTTCCAGTAAGAAAAGTTCTATGTCTTGCATTTTTTGTATATGGTAATATTTTATCCTTTAAGTGAAATACAAATCACCTAACCCTAACCCTAAAACCATACTCTATATCTACCTGAACCTACACAAGTTTATTCAATAACTCCCGATCCGACCTAGTTACTCTTCTTGAGCTTCTTCTTGGGTGCCTCTGGAGTAGGTGCCACGACCGGTGTCACTGGAGTATGTGCTTGATCATGTGCTTGAACTTGCGCGGGTGGCTCTTCATTGACCTTAACCTCGTCCTTCTTCACAGACGTAAGAAGCTTCGCAAGGAATTTCTGCATTTCGAACCAGTTCGTTTGAGTACCGACAGCAATAGAAAAGACTCTTGCCAACGCCTCATCGCATACAAAGAGCTTCTTATTGTCCTCACACTGAAGAGAATTGGTCTTGATGTAGTTAGTGAGACGCTTAGTCACCTCAGTACGGGGCATGTGATCATTGGGATCCACATTGAGGAACTCAGCAAGTGTGGATGCGACCCGAACAGGCACAGCAAAGCCACTCTTGGCGTTATTGCCCGTCGCACGGCGGCGGGTCTTGGTTTGCTTGCGAATGATCGCACGGCCCTGGCGATTGAACCACTTCGTGAGCGTATTCAGTTCTTCGAGCTTAGCGAAGAAAGTATCGATGCTGTTCTCAGAATTCTCCGTGGTGGTCTCCGTGGCGTCAGTGATGGGGGCTTCAACCTCAGTCATGTTTTCTTATGGCTGGTGACAGCACCTTGTCTTTAAGTAGGAATATGGTAAAAAAAATAATTCTCTCTACAAATGGACATTGACGGAGTGTTGGTGGATCTCAGTGTGATTAGTCAACTGAAGGATCATGACAAACTAGGCGTGAACAACCTCCCCGGAAAACAAGAGCTTGTTATATTCTCTGGAAAAGCGTGGTTTCAAGGAACATACCGCTGGTACTACCGATCTAACAGAGCTGCCGTTGTCGAATATCTTACATTATTGGTTAAAAGGGTTGAACGACACTCTGAACTATTCAGTGAGCCAGTGACTGAAAAAACTAGAGTTCTTAGAGATAATCTTAAAAAATATACTATATCTTCATTAGATGGTATCACTTATCTGCAGTCCACCTACGCATCGGACAATCACATGGTTGCACAGTTAGCACTGATAAGCGACAAATTGTCTGAATGCTCTAAACAAATCAAATGCGAGCAAGAGTGGAATAAGACATAAGGAGGGACAACACGCACCCACTCGATTCACACAAGTTCAGCCAGAAACAACACAATGAATCTTGTCCAACTGCTCCTTGTACCGCCTACCACCATCTTCCCCACTCGCAGACTCCTTCACCTTCTCTTGATGGTTAAGAAACCGCGAACCCACACGAGTATCCTCATCCGCCTCACACTCTAAATAACCAGAATTGTCATCGTAAAGTTGCTCCAACACCTCCCCCTTTGCCTTGTTCTCCCACTCCTTCCCTCCCTCCTCACCAGGTACCACCACCTGATAAATCGCCCGCTTCTGATTGGGAACACGCATGTTCTGATTCACACCTCCCGGAGCCCTTCGGTGTTTCAACTTGATGAACTGTGGCACCGCAGTGACAGGATCGGCCAGTAACGCCTGGATCTGTTGTGGACTTATGTGATCGATCGACTCGTTTCCAAACGCGTTAATGTGCTGCTCCACCACGTAACGGTTATTGGTGGTGTTGTTCACAGTCCGTGGTCTCTTAATTAATAACTTGATCTCTTCTGCTTGCTGTGCTATCTGACGATCCTTCTCCTCCAAACGCGCTTCTAAGGCAGCAATATGTCGCTCTTGTTGTCGTTCTTGTTGCGTTATATCATTTACAGAACTTCTTAAGGCTTCGTTCACCAGGTGTTGCTTACACACCTTTTGATGTCGCCTCACTGTAGCAGGTTTTGCAGATGTATAGCCACAGATACACAGTGAAGACATATTACTTTATGGTAACAAAATTTGTTACTTTTAATACAAATATTGTTACCTAAGTAACAATATTTGTTACCCTCCTGTCGCCACTCTCACTCGTACTTCTCCTACCAAAATACACTATAATATAACATTTTATAAGATTTTATAAGATATCGCGAAGAAAAGAAGGGGGGGGGGGCAAGGG